ACAGAACCTACTGGAATAGCCCTGTGCGACTCCGGCGGCTCAAGGGGGCGTATGTGGCAAAGGAATCAGGGCTTGACCGTAGAGGCCCTGGAAGAGCGCAATGAAGCTACCCTGGAAATCTCACACTCGGAGAAGTTCGGCTGGGACTTTGAAGTCACAATCGACCTTTACCACTTCCTGAAGGAAAGGCTACACCTGGACGACTTCTGCGAGGAGTTCAACGAGCTACCCGTGGAAGACTGGGAAGGTGACGGGTACGGCCTTTCTAAGGCTGGCCAGGAGTGGCTAGACGCACGAGACTTCGAGCTACTGGAGAGCCACAATACTTACAACTGGGAATCTAACCTTTCCCAGGTCATCCAATTCACGGAAGTCAAGAACTTGGAAACTGACGAGGAGTACATCCTTTTGCAGGTACACGGGGGAGCCGATGTGCGGGGAGGATACACCGATGCAAAGCTGTTCCTAAAGGACTGCGAATACTTTCCAAACGAGGCTTGTAGTTTCGTCGTATTCAAAAGCGTACCCGGACTGCCTGAGACCCCACCTCCTGGAATACCTGGACTTCCTGAACCCTACTCAGGGGAATGGTTGAACCTGTCTTATTCTGGGGAGTGGATAAACAACGACGGTGGATGCGCAGACGATGAGGACTTTGCCGAGTTCGGTGAAGCCGCTCTAACTGAAGGCACCTCCGTCACAATAGCTGGAGACTTGCACGAGTCCTAAACCCTTTAAGGTAAACGACATAAAGTTTCTCTTGCAATTGGCTACCGCTGACATAAACTTAATACACCAGGGGGGCGCAAGTCCCCCACCAACCCAAACCCAAAGCAAAATCATGACCAATACCGAGACACTTCAAGACCTGGCAGAACTACTTTCACTCATTGAAAGGGCCGCAGACAAGGCTTTAAAGATAGCAGACGAAACTGGGCTTCCTGGCGTTCACGAAACCGCTAACGCCCTGATTGACTCATACGAGAAAGTTGCCAGTCGCATTACGAGATTAGAGAGAGGCGAAGGAACCACACCGAAAAACATTTGGCTTACCGAGGGCATGAGCCCAGACGAGGACAACGAGACGATGAAATGGTGGAGCGGGAAAAACGCCGCGCCTAACCTGAACCTTTCGCAGTACTAACTAACCCAAAACTCAGGGGGGCTTTCGCCCCCCACCAACCAAAACTAGAATCATGAACCCAACCGCAGTACAACGACGTAGGCCATCACGCCAAACCGAAGCCGAAAAAGTCTACTGGGTAATCTCTGAATTAAAGAGAACCAAAGGAAACTTTAAGGCGGAAATTGAAGCATTAGCCGAAGTCTATGAGGTTTTATCTAAGGCCGAAGAACCAACAACCAACAACGGAGAATCAAAATGAAAGACAACACATACATATACCACGGCACCTCTCCTCAAGCCGCCAAGAAAGCACTCAGAGAGGGGATAAAGCCAAGAGTTACAACTCAACTAGAAGGAAATTGGGAGGAGCATCCGAGCCTAGAAACAATGGTCTACTTGACGGATTCCTACGCCCCCTACTTTGCAGTCCAAGCCACCCCTGAAGATGGCACTAAAAACCCTGACTGGGGAACCGTTCTTGAGATTGATGCTAGCCTCCTCGAAAGCGACCTGTTCTACCCCGATGAGGATTTCATCGAACAGGCAACGAGAGGTAGCACCTACGAGGAAATAGAGGATGTGTTCGGGGAATGCGTAGCAGACCTTTCTAGGGTTGAGGACATGGCGGAGAGGACAGCCTACATCCGTGAAAACATGGTCAGCTTCTACGGCTACGCAGATGCGAGCATGGCTGGCTTAGGGAACTGTTGCTACGAGGGAACTATCCCCGCCGAGGCAATCAGAAGGGTTAGCACCTTCAAAGCATCCGCGATGGCTATGGAGGCTCAAGAGCCTTTCATCAGCCTAGCGAACTACCGTTTCTGCGGCGACAAATACCGAACCATAAACAAGTGGTTCTTCGATGAACTTTCGGAGGCAGACCTAGAGAAATATAGCCTAGGATTCGCGGAGACCAAGTGCGAGGAGCATAGAGCGGTAATGCGATTCAATCTTAATCAAAACCGCACAACCCTTTCAATAGAAGATAACCCGCATTTTGCTGGGAAACCCCTCAACCAAAACTAAACCAATGAACAACGAAGACAACACTTACGATGACCTTAAAAAAGCACTTTTGCTGGGCATCTTCTTTCTAGCCCTATGCCTTGCATAGTACCCAAACACGGAGAAAAACAATGAAACTTAAAACAACACCTTGGCACCTTGAGTGCCACAACTGCCACGGAGAAGGTTCCATAGAATGGACTGCCACTTCATGGAATGGAAATCAGTCATCGTCGCGAGGTCATAGCGAGACTTGCGAATACTGCAACGGAGAAGGCTCTTACGAAATCCCTGGCTGGGTTTCAGAGAAGGACATTTCCGAGTGCTGTCCCACCTATTTCAGGAAGGAGGACATAGAGGACTTCCTTGACCCTGAAGCGTTAGCTCAATGGGTCGCCGAGAGGCAACCCCATGACCTCGAAGTGGCGGAAGAAGAGGAGGTGAAGTGATGAACGCATCCGAACAAGCAGACGATTTGGAACTCAAACTCATGAAGGCTTTAAGGCTTCTGGAGGAGTTGTTTTATTCGGTAGATGAGGATGTCCCGCATGAATACCGCACAAAGCACCTGAACATGGCACTTGAAGAGTCCTCAGCCCTACTGTTCCCTGAAGAGGAGGACGACGATGAGTAAACCCGTAGACAGACAAGACCTGCTAGAAATTTGTCGCTACGCCCTGGCGGATGCCGATATCTTCACCGAGTTATGCGAAATCATGGACATAAAGGACGAGGAGATGTTTAGCATTTCCGAGCGTGTAATCCTAGAAACAGGAGGAGAACCAGTAGATTGGGATGAGTGCCAGACTTGTGGCGAACCTCTCGACCCGGAACACCTTGATGGGGAGCCGCATTGCATAAACCAGGAACACGATTCCAGGGAGGGCGAGCGATGAGCAAATTTCTTGAATTCCCTGAAGAACTGTTGGACTCAGCCGTTTCCCGTAGCAACTGGTCGCACAAGGCATCCCTGCGCTTGGCGAGGAAACTTCTTGATGAACACTTCCACGGAAGCGGCGAGATTCTGAAGGATGTGATGAGGCACGAAGGATTAGTCCTAGAACTTTGCGTGGCACTCATCGAAGAGAACAAGGCTCGGATATTGACCGAGGAGGGCGAGCGATGAATGACAAGGAATACAATGGGTGGTCGAATTGGCACACCTGGAATACCGTCAACTGGCTTTCAGGTTCGAGTCAGGCTATCTCTAACGAAGCCTTCAGGATTGCACCAGCGCAGAGACAATCGGAGTTCACAGAATGGTCAATTAACCGACTCACCTTCATGTGTCCCGATGAGGGCATCGACTTTGACAAGGTTAACTGGAGGGAAGTTCACCAGGCATTCCAGGAGGGAGAGCAATGAGTTGGCTAACATTTAGTCTTGCAATAGGGTTCCTCGGTGGACTTCTGTTTGCTTACCCCTTGCTTGGGGTACTGGTCATTCTAATTCTCATAGGAGTCATTCGGGAGTGCGGCAATGAACCTGAATAAGTACCTAAACGAGCTTGTTGAGGCAGGATGTACACCCGAATACATCGGGAAGATGCGTGCCTGTGTAACAAAGTACAGCGGTGGAGGTCAGGAAGCCTTGAGCCTATTAGGGGACAGGGTTTCCCAGGCTACTGCCGATGACATCTTGAACAGGTTACGAACTTTCGGGCGTTGGCTTGAAAGGGAGGGACTTGAAAACCCACACAAAGAGCTCAAAAGAGTCCGTGCCTCAAAGGGTGGGCGTGACCGTGCAGTCTTTACTGCTAGCGAGGTTCGACGCTTGACGAGGTCAGAGGCTGTCTCAGAGCGACGACGGGTGTTGTGGGGTGTGCTGGCATGGACTGGCTTACGCCCTGTTGAAGCATCCAGGGTTCGTCCTGAGCATATCGTCAGGGTTGGTGAGCGGTGGGAACTTCGGTTGCCAGCGGAATGCCAAAAGAGTAGGCGACCTGATGTCATTGAACTTGACAACGAGGAAGCTGAAGGGCTGAAAAAGTTTGCGCCCTTGGTGACAATTTGTGTCTCTAAACTTGGGCGTTGGCTTGAGTCTGACATGAGAGCATCAGGGGTTCCAGTCACACAGGGTGGCGTGAAGAAAACGCCTTACGACCTTCGCTCATTCTTTGTTGCCGAATTGTTTCGTCAGGGCTTAGACCCTCAGACAGTTCGGGCGTTAGCTCGGCACTCTAGAGTCGAGACAACACTAATTCATTACACGAGGTTCAGGTCTAGCGAGGCCGGAGCCGCAAGAAAAAGAGCGAAAGCTCAATCACTAAAAACGGAGAAATAACAATGGCACAATCCACAGGATGTATATTTTGCGATGCCACAGGCAGAAAAACTGACCATCACATCATCGTGAAAGACAAATACCCAGTAACGAAAGGACATCTGCTTGTTGTTCCTAAACGCCACTTGCTTCATGTTTCACAGTATGAGGTTCAAGAGTGGGCTGACTTACAAAGTGCTATTAGAGAAGCAAAACAACTGTGTTCTCTGTCCAGCGTCGCTACTGATTTTAACATTGGAGTAAATGAGGGAACACACGCAGGGCAAACAATCAGTCATTTGCATTGGCATATTATTCCACGAACAGAAGATGATGGTGGAAAGCCTTGCGGTGTTAGGAATGTTTTCCCTGACGAAGCAGACTATCGCAAAGAAGCACTAAACAATACTGAGGAGGTGGAGCGATGAACAAAACTTACGGCGAGTGGACTGTCTTGAAAGAGGCAGAGCCTGTCCCTTGTCCAACAGGACGACGGCGGCGAGCCTTCGTGTGCAAGTGTTCATGCGGCAAAGAGGTTCTTGTTTTGAGGCAAAACCTTGTGGCAAGGATGAGCCTCGGATGTCGTGACTGCCGACGAGGGGGACGACCCAAGAAGAAGAAACAGTAACTGTTTAAAGGGCTGGGCTTAAGGGTTCTTTTTCTTTAATGCCCTGACAACATCTTTCTTTCTGCCTCTTGGCTTCTTCTCAGCAGGGGGCATTGAACCTACCGCTCTCAACGCTCGGTTCCTAGCTCTCGTAGCCCTGTATTTGTGGGACTTCTTCCCCTTCTTAATCCCTAGCTCAAGGTGGGGCCAAATAACTTCTCGGAGCTGGCGTATCACCCTGGCGTTACGGTTTATTGCCGATTGTCTTTTGTACTTTTTCTTTCCCCAACAGGCACGAATCGGGCGAAGCCTGACACACTCAAGCATCCAATGTGCATGACCCGCAACAATCCCTTCGTGTGACTTAGCCACTTCACGGCGTGGGTGGGCAGGGTCGCACTCGACCCAACAAGTCCAGGATGTCATTCGGTGGACGAACGACGACGCAAAGTCAACAGTTCTTGTTGTCCCCAAGAAAACCAGTTGAGCCTGTGTCACATAATCATCAGGCCCATCCATCGCTTCGTGCAACAGACTTCTGGCGCACACTTGGAATGCCTCGATTGCCCAGTCTCTGGAGTCACGGTAGTCAATGTCTTGTGAAGACCATTGGGTGACAAGCTCATTCCAGGGGTAGACATCGTGGCAACGCAACACTTTGTTTGACCAGGCACTCCCATAAACAACGGCTCTGTGTTGGCACGGACGACACCGCTTCTCAGACTTGCGAGCGTATCTCCCACAGCCCTCGACGCACTCATCTCCTTTGGTTATTGCCACAGCCAGCCATAATAACCTAGTCGCCAGAGATTATGGTGTAACATTTTGCAAAGGCCAGTCCCCATTCTGGGCCGTGGTCTTCTTCTGATGTTTCCCAGCTTATGCAATGTGCGTATTCGTGCAAGAGGGTGTCCTTTGCGTGGACAGAGTCAATACCCTTACAAATTGTAATAAGGAAATACCGCTCATTGGTTTTCTCCTTAAGGTCAACACAGCCGAACGCATCCTTCATAAAAGCAACGCGCAACTTAACCTCAGTCGGAATTGGAATTTCCCACTTGAGGATTTCCAGCACAGAGAGCAACTCCTTCCTTAGTTTTGGCGTGGTGGTCGGGGCTAGAGTTTCCTCGGGTTCACCCATACATTCCCACTCCTTTTGAAACGACTCCCGAAACAGTTCGCCATAAAGTTCTCAAGCTCTTCGGCTTGGCGTGCTTCCACCATTGACTTGACGGCTCTCTCGGTTTCGCTATGTAGAAACTTAGGGGCCAACTCGGCAACTCCCTGGGACAATGCGTCTAGACGGTCATCGTGTTCAATGCCACCGTTCTTCTCGCCACGCTTTAGCATAGCGGCCTGAACCTGGAGTAGCCTTGCTCTTGCTCTTTGATTGTCTTTTGTTTTAATGCTTGCTCGGTACTCGGTCTCGATTACGCGCCGAGAGATAATCAACTGCCCTGTTCTTAAGACTGGTTCAAGTGTGCCAGCGATACGCTCGACCTTGTTTTTCGTTGCCCTGACTTCGGTCATTTGGCAAGGGTAGACAGAGTGAAGAGTCTGTTGAAAGAGCAGGGGCCACGCTTGCATATTGTTTTCAACAATAATTTCTCGCACCTTCCACCGCTCTGCAATCTTTGCTAGCCGCTCAAGCGTTTGCTTGCTCGACCCGTCTACAAACCCACCAACATCTAAAATATAAATTCCACCAGGGACAGCACCCAACACAACATATGCCGTTTCGTCAGCACCACTTGAGCCAGCAGGGTCAATCGACATTATCAGGTGTCCATAAGGCAACATTTCCTTTTGGTCAACAAATGCTGGAGCATACCAGGCATCACCTGGGAGGCCGTAGCATGGAAGGTCTTCAATCTTATTCTCAGAAGCACGACCAGCGATTATCTTTTGAGGCGCACCAAATGGGTTCACCCCGTCCCAAACGATGAAGTCCTCGAGGGCCAATGGATGAGACAGCCTGTCCGATACTTTTGTGGACAACATCATCTGAATCTGCCATTGCAACTGACCCATTCCGACCTCCATCTGAGTAAGATGTGCGTCCTCAAAACGCTCAGGGTCGGTGGGTTCTCCTGGTGTACCCCCAATAGCCATTTCTAAGACCCCTGGCGAGAGTTTGCCGTCATACTCGTCTATTTCCTCGGGAACCCTGGCGGGGATGTACAGGGCTTCGTAGCCCCTCTCAGCGGCCATTGTCAAATAGACCGAGTTTAAGGACTGGAATGTACCAAGGCACACAATCCGAGATTGTTTACCAGGAGTGAGCATTGCCTCCACATCCATAACATTTCGGAGTAGTGTTTCTCGCTGTAGCTGTGAGCCAGAGTTGTTGGCCTGTTCGGCATCGTCCAATATAGCTAGTGTGCAACGACGACCCTGAATGCTCGAGCCAACTGACACCGCCGCAAAGCTAGCTGAGTGCTGGAGGCGTGCTGGTCCAACATCCCAGGATAACTTAGAATCACGCTGGTCAGAAGACGGGCGCAGGTGGTGCAAAAAAGGCAACTTAGGGTTATCCAAAAGCTTCCTGGCCCACAAGCTAAAGTCAACGGAACGGGCACTCGAGCCCGACATAACAAGAACCTGCTCGTCCCAGTTATGAAACAACCGCCACACAGCGTAGCACGCAGAGATGTAGGACTTCCCTACACCCCGAAAGGCCGCGATGAAACCCCTCTTTGGGCCATGCTGGAGAAAGTTTGCAATCTCGCGCTGTCTAGCCGTCAACGGGGGAAGGTCAATCGCCTTCCAAACAGCGTCAGCAAAATCCTCAAAGTCCTCGAACGCCTTCCGTAAGGCAAGGATTTCTGGGGGTACCTTATGAGCCACGGTGCCCTTCGTAACGCCGGCGAAGCTCTATGAAAGGTATCGCAAGTGCACCAAAGATTGCCGTCCACAAAGAGGTTATCGGTTTCCGAATGGATGGAAAAACAAGAACCAAGATAACGCTCAACCATCCGAAGCGCATCAGGTTACTGGGCTTTACCCAGCCGGCAACACCCTCAGCTACCGCCGGAGATGCTTCCGTAACAGAACCGCCGCCACCACCCAACATCCCTGGCAACATACTGCAACTACAGGTCATAACAAGAATCATGACCAAAACTAAAAACAAAATCTCTGCCGCCGCCAATCGCCAAGCAGGGATGCGTGAGAACCTATTCAACCTCATAATTATCTGGTGCCCTCCAACACCGTAATCCTGGTTTCGTGTTCCTGCACAATGCCATGAAGACCCTCAATCTTTCCGAGAGCCTGGACAGCTATGTAAAGAGCCAGTGCAAGAAATGCACTCGTTACCGAAAGTAAGGCGCGTTCCATTAGGTGCAACCTTTGTGTGTTATCTGTTTTCATCGGGTCAATCTTATTAACTGTTCTTCTGTCGCACCCCTACGGAGTGCGTCCTCGTTATACTTGACGGCGTTCGTGTCCCTAATAAGGTCACCGAACTCGCGCAAAGTTTGTTGTTTGGCTTTCGCCCTAAATTTGCTCAAAACGCTCCTCATTAAAGAAACCCTTGGGCTCTCAAGTTCACCAGCACCCGCAACAGGAAGACGCTGATAACTGCGAGAACGGACTAGACTGTCCAGTGTTTGCTTAAGTGTTCGACCACGCAACTTGACCTTCCCGTGTAACTCGAGCCAGCGGTCATAAGCAGTCTGCTCACTCTCACCCTTCGTGTAATCAGTCCAGTCAATCCCGCTTGAATCCCTCTTCCGTGGTGGGCCAAAACCCGCTCCGATGCGAACCATCTCTTGAGTCAGCCTACTATTAACGCTCTCGTAATAACGAAGTGGCGACATAAAGTCAGGGCCAACACCAGTATCCCTCTTCACAGGGTCACCAAAAACATTTCGCTTCACAGGTAACTTCGAGGGGTCTGACATAAAGAACCTTGACCTGAAAGCATCAGCAGAACTTCGTAACTCATGGAATACCATGTCACCTTTCAGTGACGGGTTAACAGCCTGGTTCACAAAGTTAGACATTGGAGCGAGACTCGATGCCCACTGGTTTTTGATGTACTGAAACTCTTGTCCAGGGTTATTGAACATCCGTGCCATGTTTAGTGCGCCCGAAAGGTATGTCTTAGACGCTAAGTTGTTTACCATGCCAACCATCACAGCCTTACCCCATTCAGGCTCCTTGTTCAGTAACTTTGAAACCGTACTCTCTTGCACCATGTCCGCAACAAGACCAAAGAAAATCGCCGCTGGGTCAAGCCTTCGGTAACCGATGTACCCATCCGAGGTGCGGTAAGAGTATGGTTTCCACCCCGTGCTCTCCCAAATCTTGCGTTCGTCTGGGTCCGTCGGACCAGCACCAGTCAACATTGGAAGTCCATTCTCGTCCTTCTGCATTGCAAGGAACGTCGCAGTACCAAACAGAGTTGCGCCCGTCGCGGCGCGTCCAATCAGGTCAGCCCTACCCTTTGGAGTACTCCCCCTCCGCATCTCTGCATCCAGAAGTAGCCGAGCAGAATCAGACACAACACCTATCGAACGGTCCATAAAGAACTTCAAGATGTTAGTCGGCGTGCGAACAAATGGCGTGATGAATCTTAAAGCCGGAACAGCAGACACCATGCTGGCCCAACGAGCACTGACGTTTGTTACCGTCCCTCGTACCGAGCCACCGAGAAACATTTGGGTCAAACCCTGCTCTCCAGCACTCGTGTTTATGTCTTCCGTGTATGTTCCTTCTTTCGCCTGGAGCCGGCCCTCAACCGCCGCCTTGTGTACGTCGGAATCCCACAAATCACTGACCCTTCTAGAAATGAACTCGCTGGCCTCGTCACCCGAAAGACCCTTCCCCTTGGCTTCCGCTTCTGCACGGGAACGAAGAGTTTCCTTCTCGTAAAAACGCCCGTCCTCGCCAACAGCCAAACGCATCTTCTCAATAAAGCTAGCTCGCTCATCAGGGTCAACGAAACGCTCTACGGCAATGTCATGAATCTTGCGCCGCAAGTGAGCCTGGTAATTTAACTGCTTAAAGAACTCGTCACCGCCCATCAGGAATCGGGACGGCAGGTTCAAAAAAGAGCCCAACCAGTTCAGCATAATTCCTTGAAGAGAATCCTCGCGCAGACCCTGGCCCCTAGCACTGATTGAACGAGTAGACTTTCTAGACTCGTGAAGACTCGTGCCACCCTCGGGTATCAAGATGGACTTGTCACCCCTTATCGCGTGGGCGGCAAGATTGCAAGAGTCACGGAACGACTCAGCCATGTAACTCAGCTCAGAAATCTCACGCTTCGCCTGTCCTCGCTTGCCCTGCATTGCATAACCAAATGCCAATTCAAGTGGCTTGGCAACTGTACGCATGAAGCCGCCTGTCAAGTTTACCGCCTGTGTAACCGGCCCTGAGAGAATGCTGTTTATCCAATACTCGGCAAGCGCGTGAGAGCGGTTCTTCGGATTGAAGGGCAATGTGCGTGCGGGATTCATCTCCCTAGAAACCAGGTCTTGCTCTAACATCCTGATAACCTTCTCGCGCCCACCATTTGCCTCGATTAAAGACTCTGGTTCTACGCGGCTAGCCGGAATGGGTGGAACCTTAGAGCCGTCGTAGCGAACCCGTTGAGCCCCAAGTGCTTGAGCAATCGCCGCCTGTCTTAACCTCACGGCCTCAGAAGCATTGTAGATGACCGCACGCCCCCTCAAAATCTCAGCAAGCTCCGCGTCAGAACCAACCCACTGAGTATTCTCGTCGAACCCAGCTCTAAGCTTGGTCACATATTGCTCACCAATTCCGGCAAGATAGTTTCGCAAGGCACCAAGTTGAGAAGCGTAGTATTGTACGTCCTCTGTTTTTTCGAGGAACTTTGCAATGAACTCGTCCGGCGTAGTTTCACCATGAGTCCCATAAAGCTCATCCGCCGCCTCAATGCCAGCCGAGTGAGCCTCCTCAAGACTCTGAGTCGGTACGTCAACCTCTTCTTGACGTAAAAAGCCATCTATCCCACGAGCTATGTCGCTACTGGTGTGCACCCTGTCAATGTTCAAGGGCTCAAAGGGCGCAGACTGGTCCTTGCGGAGAGGGTCTTGCCCTTCCTGGTAGAACACCTCTTGTCCACCCTCCTCGCTATCCGCAATGCGTTTGGCCTCAACAGCGTCAACATCCGTTTTAGCATCATCAAGCAACTCGTCATAGTCGTCCACCCTGTTACGGACCTCGCCCTGTTCGTATAAACTTCTGCGCTTATTGTCTATGTGGAACGAAACAACGTCTGGCTCGAGTACCCGTATATTGTCGGGCATCCCTTCAGGGGCAAGGGCGGGGTCAAAGTCCAACCTGGCTGAAACAGTCGCACCGTGTGCGGAATAAATGTCCATAAGGAACGTGTCGTAACAGTCGCCACGTCGTCCACCCTCTTCAATGCACACCCTCAAGAGAGAATGGGCCACACCCACAGGGGCCGTCGGAAGCTTCCAAAGGCCAACAATCTCGTCGCCGCGCAGGGCGATGCCGGCACCCCCTTCATCCGAGACAAAGATGCGGTGACCTACAAGCTCGTCGGGTGACAAGTTACTCACCTGCCAGTTATCTGGGTGCTTGTTACTTAGACCATCGGAAAAAAGCTCTCGGGCTTTTGCCGACGATGGGTCAAGTTCAACAACAGTCTTGGCCTTAATGCCAGCCCTTTTAAAGAGCGTGGCCGTTGCCGCTTCTGGAACATATGTCTGCTTAACACCTACTGCCAGTATTCGCTTTGCGAGTCGTAGACTTTTTTTTGTTCTGGAGAAAGCTTGGCCCGTCTCCTTAATAATCGAAAAACGAGCCCGTCGTACGGCGGTTCCTGATTTCCATCGGTTGTAGCCTCGCTTGATATCGGCGAGGTCGTCTTTGCTAAGTTTCCTAACAACTGGTTCAGACTTTCCCCCTGTTCGCTCGAGGATACGTCCGCTTCTGAGTGCGGCGAGTAATTCGATTCCTTCTTTGTAGATTCTGTCATCTTCGCTCCAGGGCAAGTTTTTATTTGCCCGACTTTTTAGTGTGAAACCAGGGTCAAACCCTGGCGTTGTTTTGAATTCGGCCTTCACCGAGTCCCACTCCTTTCTTGTCATAACAACATGGCCGTGGGGAGTTTCCAGTAGCCTATGGTTGTCGCCAGGACGTGGGCCATAGACTATACCATAATCGTACGCATCTAGCTTGCCCTGGCGAATACCACCCTCGTACTTAGTACCCTCAAGGAAAGCCCTGAGTGTCTCGTGGCCCACATCGTCCTCGCCCGAAAGGACCCAAGTCTCCCAGTGGAGCCGGCCAATAGAAGCCTCATCGGGTCGCCCTGCTTCTTTGTAAATATCTTTAACCCGTAAGTCAATCGAGCGATTCAACAAATCGTACACAGCCAAACCACTCCCGTCCATAACAAGTGTGCGTAGGTTTTCCGCGCTATCAACATCCCAGAAATCGCGTAGTTGGATGCGGTCCAGAACGACGGTGTCGTGGTTCCCTGATGCTAGTCTTGCAAAGAAGAGCAACTTGTTGTTCAACCCTGGGGTCCCCTCTCCCTCCTTCTTCGGGAATTCGCGCCAGAAGTCTGTAATGACATCTTGAGAAGAGCGACCCTCGGTCTTCCACGACTCAAAAACCCTGCCGAGCTTATCGTCACCAGCTTTAGCAGAGTCGTTAATCATGGTCAAGAAGGTCCTGCCAAACGTATTGATGTTAGACTTTCCCGAAACCCCAACCTTCTCGCCACCTGCCGGAAGCAGTCTGTCAAAGTAATCAATGTACTCGTCCAAGTCGAACCTTCCACCAAGGGCATTGTCAATAAACCTACCAATGTGCGTAAAGGTGTCGAGGAACGCCGCTTCTTGGAAGTATGGGGAAATCCCTGTTGAAAGTGTAGACCAGTAAAGTAGTCGCGCAAGGTCAGCCGGCTCTTCGAGTGAGGCCCCAACTTCTTTCGTTAACGCAAGACCCGCATCTACCGAAGCCTTCTGTTGCGGAGTCAACGACCTTAACTTGCCAGCCATAGCCCCTGGTTTGAGGTCGCTGAGTAAACCTCTTGGAGCGATGGGTACCCTCTCTTCCCCGAAGAGTCTCACGTTCGCAGAGTACCACGAGTCCTTAGACTTCAGAGCATCAGGAACCTCCTCCCTAACCTGTTCAATTCGCGCAACAGTCTTTGGCATGTTGTCCTCGGAAAACGCGGCTTCACCTTGCCGCACTCGACCTTGACGATACCTCGATGCGTTTGGCCCTCGCTTGGGAATCGCTGTGAGTTTCTCGAACTCATCTCCAGTTCCGTACTTGCTTTCTTGGCCCAGGAAACCAATGCCGCCCGTGTCTTCTTTTGCTCTAGTCCTTCGACCCTTTACCTCTGGAAGGTCGCCTCTCTGAACGAGAGCGTTAAACACTTTCTCCATCTCAGGGGAAACGTCAACATCAATCGCGGAGCCTGTTATGTTAGTGTAAACACTACGCATCCATGACGCAAAGCGAGAAAACAACTCTTTAAGTTTCGAGGACGGAGCCTTGCCTGTGTGCAGGTACCTCTCAAATCCCTTGGCAAACTTTTCTTCTGCCGCCCTATCCCACGAATATCGGCCAGTGTTCTCGTCGAACCTCGCACCGGCCCAATCACCGGCAACCTTTATCATGTCATCACTAATCCCAGCACGCTCGTCAGGCTTAACCTCAAGGTCGAACAGGAACTTCCGCGCAACATGAGCAAGCTCGTGAACGCCTGAAGATGGGTTAGGGTTGTTAAGTGCGTTTATGTAAGCTTTCCCACCCTTAAATGCAACGTAGGCGCGTGGAGCTCCATCTGGAATTCCTGCGGCACCTGGCCTTTGGAACAATGGGTCTGCCTCGCCTACCTTTGCACGGGAAGCATCATCGAAGAGGTAGGTATCGACTGTCGTTTTATCTGCAATCCAGTCTTCCGCTTCTTTAAGAGTCTCATAAGTCGTGCCTCCACGAGAGTACCCTGCTTCATCCCGAACATGGTAACGGCCACTGTCTTGAGATTGCACAATGCGGTAACCCGCCATCGTGGACTCTTTGGTGGGTGTCCCATGCGGTTTCCCTGCGGTCTTTTCAGCCCCCTCTTTTGTCGCATAAGTTCTGCTTGTCACACGCTTGTCGGCCTCAAACACAGCCCAAGACCCATCGTCTATTTGCCGAACTTCTGGCGCATGGAACCCCTTCTTCTTGGCGTAGACCTTTGCCGCCTTGGGAATACGGTGTGTGTACAAAGTGGTGGCACCAGGGTCAATCCCTTGGATGGCTTTTACTTCTGCATCAGAGACAAAACGAATCCCGTCATATCCTTCTTCTGCGGCCAACTTAAACATACGCTGGACAGCGTGTTCCGGCCATGACTTCATAAAGGGGTGACGTGGAGGTCGTACTCCGTATTGGTCTGCGCCGTCAATCCACGACCAAAGTATAGATTTCGCAGTGGATACCGAAGCGTAGTTCGCTCCTCCGGACTCGGTGGTCAGCGAGTCTGGGAAATTCGTGGCATCAGCACCCTTTAACGGAGTGCCGTCTTTGTCAACGATGCGCCAGCCACTGCCGGCGGCACTTTTTGTTTGAACAGCCTTTAAGTCTCCTTCCTTATATGTCTTACCTTCCCATTGAAATTCTCCCTCATACCCTAATTCCCGCCCCTTTGCACTCCAATCACTCTGAATCTCAAAGACCTGGAGAATCTTTTTGCCTCCTCGGCCCGTCTCGTCACCAAAGCGAGCATGAAGTACAGTGTTGTAATCGAAGTGCTGACCATAATCCATTCCGGCCTCTGCGTTTTCAAAATTAACGACTAGTTCACGGTAGTTCTCGATATCATCAGGGACGTATTGGCCGAACTTTGTTATCCTGTCTGGTGAAAGCTCAGGCTTGGTCACACCAAGGTCATCTAGGACTATCTGCGCCCAGTTGTCATCATCGAGCAGTTCTTGAAACCCTCCATCGTGCAAAGCTTGCCACGAGGGGTAGTCATTGCTCAACGCCGTGTGAGCATCGACATTTTCCTGTGCGGCGAGTTCAAGGACATCAAGAACCTCATCAAGAGCATATTGATTGTAGCGTTGGTTGCGACGAAGACCTGCAATGTATTCGCTTCCTCCTGACGATACACGAATCTCCTCACTCAACATCACAGGCTCAAACGCCGCCTTAGCGTCACCCACAGTTGCATCTGGCAACTCATCAAGCATGGCCCCAAGACCTGTAAATTCCCATTCTAGTTCCTTCCCACCAACAGCATCCCTGACTTGAGCTAAAGACATATTGTCGTCAAACCTCTCAAGACCCTGCAAAGTCTTATGGTAGAACTTCTCGAACTTCTCGGAACCGCCTGGGGGAAGTTGGTACAGGGTGTAGTTTCCATCAGCAACCTTGTTTAACATCGACAAGTCCGCGTCGTGAACAATTCGTGAGCGGTCAAGCCCCATTGCGTCCATCATCGCGTCCGTTGAGAGAGCTACATCGTGGTCATAACCAAACTCTTCTCGCCACATAGCGGAGTGGGCTTGTCTAATCTTCTTGTCCTGGGTCATGTACTCGGGGTCGTTCTCAAGGTCCTTCGCAATGGCCTCGTCTGTTCGACCCTTTGCCTTGTCAAAACCGATTTTCCGCGTAACCTTTGCCGCCGCAATGAAGCCATCGAACGCGAGACCCATAATCCCACCCTCAAGAACATTCTTCATCCGACCTTCTAAGAAGGAGTCGTTCTCGTCCGTTGCGAGAAACTCAGTAAGTGGGTTCTGGAGCGCGGGGTATAGCTGAACCAAGTCTGAGAAGCGACCCTCGTCCCCGTTAAAAGCAACCATGTCCGCCATAGCGCCGCCAACAACATATCTTCCGATGTAATCACTTGCCTTTTTTGGTAGCTTCCCGCTCAGGCGCGTTGCCCTAGTTAATGCTGTAAACGCTTTGGAGCCTTTTGAGGCAAGTCCAAGTCCGGCAAACGGAACAACAAACTGAGTCATCCCTTCAACGAGAGCAGGAGCCCAGTGAGATGAATGACCAAGAAGTCTCTTGTCGTAATCCGGCAAAGCGTCAAAGGTCATCCAATCGGCCATGTTGTAGATACCTTGTACGGCACCCTCAGCACCACGCAATGGCGCCAGGAACAGTTGCTGGAAAAAACTCTCTTCCTCTTCTCTGGCCCCTGGGCCGAAGTCTCGATTGAATGCGTTCTGGTCGAACTCAAATGTCATTGTTCTGTATTAGGTTAAAGGTCTCATTAAGAGGAGCATTAAAAGGTTTCCCTGCTTCTGTTCAAGCTCTTCCCAGGGCTCCCTGGAAAAAGCTTCAGCCTCGAGCTTCAAGCGGGCTTGGATGTCGGGGTGTAGAGCTTCTAGAATTTTTTGCCACCCTTCCGGCTTCATTCTCTCAAGCTCTTCCCACGAGTCAACCATAGGCCACTTTGTCGGAAGGAAGAGCTCTTGTGGAACCGTTACGGTTCCACCCAAGGTCTTTAGTTCGCCAGATTCTAGCTCCTCTATAGATAGACCCCCTCGACCACCGTCTCGACCACCACCAGCCATCCGATAAACTTCAACAGCAGTCGTGTACTTTGGGCCAGAAACCTGTTTCCCACGATTCAATCGCCCTACCATCTCGGTAATAAGGGGTACCGCTTCCACCAAAGCCTTCGTTAGAGCCTTCTGGTTTTTTCGTAAGGGCCCGACTCCCTCCTGGTATACCTCACTTTTCTCACGTCCTCCTACCTCACTCGTATCCTTGTGGAGTATGTAGGCGGCGGCAATTGCACCGGGGTCCATGTTCTCAGCCGGTTGTGCATCGTGAGCGCGGTTTCTATCAAACCACCCACCAAGGGACAATCCTGAAGGTTGCTGGAGAAACGACAGAACTCTTTGAACGGGAGGAAGAGCATTTAGTGTCCTGGGAAACCCTGAGCTTTCCAAGAATGGTTCAAAAAGTTGGAGCGCGGTCTGTGTCCTTCCTTTTTCCACCTCTGTGGTTTCCGCCTCGACAGCTTGCCGTTTCACTTGCTCCGTGGGAGGTAACTCGTCGATTGGGATGTGGGCAGGTGGAACATGCTGACTAGAACCAGGAGCCACCCGACCACCATCCTGGTCAAGCACCGGCTCGTCGAAACCCTCAAGTGCTTCATTCGTCCACGAGACGCCGTCGCGGGCTAGCAAGGCACTATTGGTCACGTCTTCTGTGTTGCTAACTATCTTATCTTGAATGAATGTCGCCACATGGTTACGAGCCCGCTCGGCCCAGACCGAAAAGTAAGATAGGTTTTTCTCTCCGAATCCAAGACGACTCTTAAGAAGTTCGTCGAAAAATTGCGAGCTTACATGTGCTCTAGCCAAACCTGCGGGAGCTCTGGTGTGCCAGATTTCCTGAAGTTCGCGCTGTAACTGAATGGAATATCCGCTCTCAAAAATGTTTGTTTCCGTAAATTCGCCACGTTCAATTTCGGCGGTGATGTCGTTCCAAATGGGAGACGATATCGAGTCTTCTTCTTTCATTTTCTGGCGCATCTTCATAAGGCCGCGAAGTTCGTACGAAGTGTCTCCATCTGGCTGGCCTTCTTTAGCCCACCATGTTTTGAGTTGTGTCTCAAAAAGCGCACGAGCTTCCTCATCTGACTTCCCCAGGGTCTTCACCACCAAATCGTTGATTGGGTCCTTGTACTTTGCTATGATGCGGCTATCCGCACCTTCCTTCTGGTCGAGTGTTTGTTGAACACTAAGCTCTAGTTCTGTCATCTCTGTTTTTGTAAAGAGTGGTCCCGACTTACCCTCTAACTCTTCAAGGGAAGCAAACAGAAGTCCAAGCCTAGTGCCTGCATCGCCTTGGCTACCGCCAGCTTCAATAAAAGCTATGCTTGCGAACTCAAAAGCATCTAAAGCCAATTTCCTGGCCGTGCCAGGGTCTCCTGTGAGCGTGGAGTATTCTCCAAGAAGAGCTAGAAACTCTTCTTTGGGTATCCCCGGTTCACCAGCCAGTGCATCAGTAGTAAGGGTGGCCACACCGTTTACAAAGATTCGGTCCTGTTCCTGTAGAACTCTTTCGTTCTTTACTGCGGACACCTGTCTTCTAAACGAGTCTTCAACAGCGGAGGCACCTGCAATAAATTTCTGTTTCGTCCAGACTGAACCACCCTCGAGGTACTCGGCGCGTAGACCGGCAAAGACTGTCTCAAGGTCAGTTTCCCCATCAGGGTTTTCGAGCTCTGCACGAGCCTCTTCCAGGTCGTTTTGATACAACAAGACCCTCGCTTTTCCTTTTTCCTCGTCAAAAAAGACTTTCGACCACGGGCTCGTTGACGCCAGCTCACTATGTTCTTTCACGAGGGTGGACCATTCTTTCTGGCTTGTCTCTCTTGGGTCCAATCCCGCAACCGCCGACGCAACGGCTGACTGTTCGCCAGCAACAGCGCCCTTGAACTGAACATCAACCATGCGACTAAGTGTCGGAGATAGACCAGAGAATGTCTTCGCTAAAGTCAAGAACCGTCCCTCGGAAGCGGTTAGCTGAGAGGATATGTCGGGGCGATAGTATGCATCGGGGGTAGTCCCTGCCGCTGGCTGGAGCCCCTTAAATGGACTAAACCCAGAGCGGCTTGATGCCGCGTAGGTTCCAGCCCGTGTCCTTAAGTTTTCGTTAGCCATTTTTTCTAACCCTAGTCAGTGGGTGGAGGGAAGAAGTCGTAGTAAGCCCCTACACCAGCCGTACCAACTCCCAAGAGGAAGTCATCAAGACCGTAATAAGAAAGGTTGGGACGGAAAGATTCAATGCGTGCCTCGGCTTGGTTCCGAGTTCCTCTCATTTGTTGACCATAAGCCGCACGACGCATCGACATGTTCCTTTGTGTGTTGAGCTGGTACTGCGATTCCGCTCGAGAGAAAGCCTGTAACTTCTCCTCCAATGAACCGCCAGAGATGCCAGCTTCCGCACCAGCAAGCGCCGCTGTGGAGCCAGCCTGACGACTCTCACTCATTAAACGCTCAATCTCTACAGCCGAAGCTTCTTGCTCCTCAAGCTGGCGTAATAAAATATCTTGGTACTGTTGGTTGGCCGAGGTTACTGCAAGCGCCTTGTTTTGCTCCATTGCCCGACCTGCCGCCTGATTCTGGTCCCGGGCCGCTTGCATCTGCATAGCCCCCTGAACGCCCGCCATAAGCAACTTATCCATCACTGCGGCTTGAGCCGCTCCGCCGGCTAGAGCTGTTCCTGCCGATGCGAGTCCTGCGAAGAGACACATACCTTTCCTCCTTTTAAGTTAAAACCAAGAAACTTGCCGCCAGACGGAGTCTCTCTAACAACGTCCTCGCCAACACTGAAGCCTAAACGGCGCAACCAGGGTATTGAGGAACTTCCTTCCCAGACAACATTTGCCAAAACCGAATACTGTGCCGCCCAATAGCTCACCGCACGCTTTGACATGTGGTGGAATGTAAAACGACGCCGCAGGAGGTCATCCGTCCCCATCATCCAGGGAACCCCTACCCCAGGCTGGCCTTCGGGGCAACCGAAAATCGCCGCTCGCCGACCATCAAAACGAAGACAAAAAGTTTCCTGCGGTGCCGACATGCGCTGGAGGTCAAGAGACCAACTCGGGTCGCACTCGCCCATTAGATATCTCATCTCCAACCAATCGTCCGAGCGTAAACGACGACCAACGTCAAAGCAGTCAGCTCTTGTCGCAATTTGTACTTCGGCTTTAGCCAACTCTCCGACTCCTGGTTTTGAAATCACCCTCGTACTCAAGAGCCACGAACCTAGAGGAGTAAGGTGTGCTGTTGACGATGTCGAATGTATATCCTCCTGAGACTGCCAAGATAGGCACATTGTTAATACCCTCCTGCTCTACAACTGAGCTATTAGAACCTGTCATGTCCGCCGCATATTCTTTAGAGGCAACGGAACGACCTTCAGCCGTAACCTCGGCCAACCAAGAACCTGCTGACGCTACGTCAACAAACACACGGCGAACGTGGAAACGACCAGTCAAGACACGGCTCTCCCCACCTCGTGTCGGTCCAACCAGTTTGGGGTCACTCATTGAATGGCGCATCTCGTAGTCAACACCAACCCAGAAATCTTTAGACGAGTAGTCCCCATCAAAAATAATGTCCGTCGTTCCGCCACTCGCCGCTTCAGGAGTCTCTGTGACGTAAGTGCCGCCGGCCTGTGCCCCAGCGTGTTTTTCTACAAGGGTTACGTCGTCAGTCACAACATAGGGGACATTAACAGTCGTCTTCCCTGTCCCAGAATCCCAGGTTACTGTTACATCAGCGTTGTCATGGCTAATTCGGCGGTCTACCCTTGCCTTATACCATGCCCCAGAGTCTGCGATTCCACCACCAAGGGCAATCTTCTCCAGATATAGCGTGCTTGAACGCTCAACCGCTAAGTAAAGGTCGTCCTCAACAAACTCAATGCCACGGATAGTCGCCCCAGAACCCAAGTCAAACTTAAACCAAGCAGACTGAACTCGCCTCTCACCAATATCAGCCCACTTGTGCATGTACACAACATTAGCCTCCGCACCTGTGCCAGACGTCTGAGTAGTACACGCAAGTAGGCCCTGCCCTTCGGACGATGTCATATCGACAATGTTCCCCTTTATGTAGCGAGGAACGTGGGGGGTAGCGTCCAATGAGCGAAAGATGTTTGCCGAACCCGTGCTTGCATTAAAAAACCGATTGACCCCCGAGAAGTCGCCGCGACGCTGGACATAGAAAGCCTCAGTCCCAACAGCTACAGGAGGAACACCAGACTTTACTTCATATGCAGAGACCTGGCGAAGACCAGCAGATGATGGAGTCAAAAGCGTCCCACCGTCGTCAAGCCTAAACTGGACTTGGTCCGCAATCAAAACAAGAGACTCTTGAACTTCAACAGCACTCTTTATCAAAGAAAGCTTTCTAGACCGTGCCGTAATGTCAATCCTGTCCGAGTCTAACAAATCAATAACCGTGTTGCGCCAAAAGTTACCGGGCTCGCCGGCCTCCGAAAGGGCTAGCGATTCCCCTGAAATTAACCCAAAACGATTGCGGTGAAACACCATAGCCTGGATGGTCGTATCCTTAAACGAAGATGCCTTGTTCGTTTCATCGTCTCCGCACTCGCGGTCAGACCACGGAAATGTGTTCCAGATAAAATATGGGGCGTTTGCTTCGCCAACAGGGCCACTACCGTCATCAATATGACTCTCGAGAACGTGAGGCATTGTCGTTGCGTCCCACGAGGTTTCAACACCAAAACCAACAGTCTCCTCCCACCGCCCAGAGGACATGCCACTTGCGCCATCATCATCCGTAATGAACTCGACATAGTAATCGTCGGCGGTGTCGTCAACGAGGCCAGCAACCTTCAGGATTGTCCCGTGGTTGGCCCGTGGTGGTAGGTCCGACAAGGACTCTACAGAGCCCATCGCAATACTCATGTTTCGGTCAGCAGAACCCTCTATCATTTCTATAGAGAAATCAGTGGGGTCGCCTGTTGTTGGGTCTGGCTTCTGAATATGAAGGACGTGCCCTGAGCGGTTTACGTTGTAGGTATCGACAGAGGCGGACAGTGTGTTCTCAACTATATTCGCGTAAACGTTTTCGGTATTAATAATGCCCCACCTCGAAGTCTTTACTTTAAAGGAAGAGAGCGCACCCGAAGAGTTGTCCGTAACAGTCGAAACAGTAAAGGCGTCACTGCAAAGCTCGATAGCCGATGCAAGTGCAGTTGCGTCTGCGTCGTGGGCAATCGCTCCTGTTGTTGCGACCATACTCGTGTTATTAGGTGCTTTTCCATGAAACTCGAGTTTAAAACTTCCGCCGGTTGCATTTTCCCATGACACTGTTTGCCCAGAGCCGTTGTTAAATGTGCCTGTACCACAAGAACAACCAAGCGCCGTGGTCAATATGTCATACTTCAAGTATTCTGCAATGACATCCGTCCCGACATATTTTGCATGATGACGGTTTGAACCATCGGGGGTCTCACCGTCTACAGGGTCATTAGACGCTGGGGAGTCAGGTGGAACCGTTGTATTGCCGCCGGTGCCGCTCATGTCAATCTTGTACTCCACACCATCAATTAACAAGCCATACTTCTGAGCGTATGCGCCCGCTTTAATGGAGACAAACGCTTCCACTGTCTGAGCATCAGTAGTTGTACTAGACAGGGCGGTCTCAATCTCCTTATTTAGAACAAACGTGTGGTCTGAAACTGTCAAAAGGTCAACATCGGATATCATTGGCGTGCCATTCGGTAGATACCCTGTAAGGTCCGAGGCAGAAAGAGCAACAGACTCGGAATTATAGATATTAACTTCTTCGCCCGATAAAAGGTTAAACGCCTTAATAGCAGGGTCGCCACCGCTGTCGTTATAAAATACAAGAGCGTAACGCTCGCTGGGGCTCCTATTTATTACATGAAACTTAGACGTAGTCGCAGTGTCCAAACCGGCGCCCGAAGAATCGATGAGCTCAGTTATGTGCTCGGTAGGATTCCTTTTGTCAAGACCGTTCGCAAGGTCTGGAAAGGCATTGATACTCTCGCTTGCCATGTTGGCATAACGGAGACTGTCCGGCTGTTGGCTTACGCCGCCAATCAGATTACCAATAGACCTTGAGACTAGACCCATTATGCTCCATAACCATCCATCGGTGAGCGACGACCCATTGTCCGAAAAGAGTCGTAGGAATCACTAAACCGATAGTCCGTGATAGTCGTCTCTGCGTCAATAAATAGTGCCCGTGCCTGTGCCTCATCCGAGCGCAGTGCCTGGTTTACATCACCTAAAAGCCTTTCTGCGAAAACGCGCGTGGCCTTCCTAGTAACATACATGCGAGCAGGGTAAGGCAAATCGGCAAAAGCAAGGTGCCGAGTAAGATGAACTTTAACATCCGAAGTAAATACATCTGTGTTCTCTATTCTATCGTAAAGGTAACCGCCCCGTACCCCTAAACCTGCGCCTCTTCGTGCGGGCTCAACGTGAACAACGTCAGCGTCAAGCTCAATTTTCCCAGTCCCGCTGTGGGGGCTAAGAGTAATGCTAAACTCTCGATTAAAGGAGTATCCCGCAAGTTGAACCTCGAGGTCAACCGATGTCAATGTTTTCTGGGCCATAGAAACATCGCTGGGCAAAGGTGCGTCAAGCGAGGTAACGGGCTGTTCCCCAACAGCCATAAGTAGTTCGCTTACAGCTTCAACTTCAGTTAATGATGCCATCTATTCTCCTCCTTTATTGGGTTAGCCAGGGGGCCGAAGCCCCCCGACAAAAAGTATTATCTACGAGGTTTGAACACCTGAGATGGCAACCGCGCCCTCTGTGCGTAGACTGTCGTAACCTGCCGCAACCTTAGCCGCCAAAAGGTGGCCTTGGTATTCTGGCATCCAAGAAGTCTCCACTCCGACATCCATAGCCTTAGCACATGCGGCGGCTCCCTTATGGAAACACATCCCCATGAGGTTAATGGCACCGTCGTCGTGCTCGAAGTCCCCGTGAGTGCCGGAATTTTCACCAGCCTCATTGGAAATATTGGTATCAGGAACGTTAGCCGACTTAATAACATCGAATCCCGCTACGCGGAACACCTTGTTGTCTGCCAAAGCGCCAGAGCCGCCCCAGTCACGGTTAAGAACCGTTGTGTTACCTGAGAGGTAATGGAACCACTTTGGGTCAATAACAAAGTATCTGTCATTCTCTGGGACATTCCTTTGGTCCAAGCGACTGGCGGCGGCAAACAATCCGTCAAGAAGGTTGCTAGCGACAGTGTCAAAGGCCAGAGGAGTTGTACCACCAGAGCCGTACAGCTCAAGTTCAACGACTCCACCTTCCTCAGGTTCGCCCGTGTAAAGGACGCCCTCGCCCTCAGTTTGACGTACTGACGATGCGTAAAGCGCACGGAAAATCAGCTCATCCTCTTTGTCAGCTAGAACCCGACCTAACTCTGCGGCGAGGTCAGCACGAGCATCAAACTCGTTCTTTAGCTCGTCGAGCTTGTCCGTCATACAAGAAGCAATCAGGAGGTCGTTCAACTTGACCTCTTTGTTCGCCACCTTAATGTTAGACAAGTAGTCGGTGCCAGCGGCGTCAGCCGATGAGATAATTGATTCGCCTGGAGTATGGAAACTCGCAGATGCGCCACCCATGAGGGGGAAGTTAACGCCCCGAGCATTACGAACGGTGCGGGAAGTAATCAGTGGAAAAAGTTTGCGTTGTTGCTCGTATGCACGAGTTACAAGGCCGGCAAAAACAGACTTGAAGAGTTCGTTTTGGTCACCGTATGTGGTGTCAAAAGTTCCATCTCCGTTGTTTTGACCAAGAAAAGCAAGTTTACTTGCGTCGGTCATGGTAGTTCCTCCTAAAAGAACTTAATGAATTGTTGGTTAAGTTAAAGTTCTTCTAGACCCCAAAGGTTGTCCGAGTATACGGGCCAATCGCGTCTATCATTGGCTGTTGAGGCCGAGTTGAATCCTGTAATCGACTTCTTTACGAAACGCTTCGTCTTTGTCGTATCTAGGGTCCTTCATCTGCTCCATCATTTCCGCCGTCGAACGAAATGGCCGCATCCCCTGGGGGGCCGCTTCACCATCAATCAACCTAGAACTCTGCCCTCGAGCAGAGGAGTAGGCGTTTTTTAGGTGGTCTAAAGCCAACTTTCGACTTAACGGATTGGGATTTGCCGCAAGTTCGTTCCAAGCATTCTGCTGGTCCTCAGACCAGTTTGTGCTTGCCCAAACCGACATTTCCCGCCAAGCATCTGTGTCTATCCCAGCTTCAGCCATAGAGCGTGCGTGCTCGGCCTGAGTCTGAGACAGTTGTGCTTGGACAAACGCCTGTACTACGTCCCTAGTAATACCGCGCTGTTCGAGAGCATCGTAACTCTCTTCTTTTAGGCTTCCGTTGTTAGATGCCCACTCCTCTCCATAAGACTTCAAGTCTTCCATCGTTATAGGAGCATCGGCACCTTCGGCACCCTCTCCATCTGCGGAACCGTCCGCCTTCTCAATCTTTAACTCTCCGCTTAAGTGCTCACCGGCACCCATCTTCTTTTCTAAATTACTGTATGCCTCCGCCATAGACTCAGGGTTGTCGAACTTTTCAGGGAGCCACTCGGGTCGCCCCGAAGTCTCAACCTGGTCGCCAGACTCTTTCGCCATCTGCGCCGCTTGCTCCTCGAGCGTGGGCTTGGGTGATTCGTCTAAGTTTATTTGTGTATCGTTATCAGACATTTTCTACTTGGGGTTGGGGTTGTTGGGTTTGGATAACATTCGAGGCAGTGTCAATCGCCGCGCTGTTAGCTTGCATGGCCAACTGCTGTTGTTGGGCCGCCTGTTGCTCCATCTGGATTTCTTTTTCCGTCTTGACGAGACCTTTCGGGTCGATGCCAAGAGCCGCCGCTTTGCGTGTAAACCACTCGCCAACATTTAAGTATCTGGCAAGAACATCGGGACCGAGCTGTTGGATAGCCGCCGCCATAAACCCGTCGAGCTTAATCGAATCGGTGGAACGACCAAGGGCCTGGACGCCAGTTGTTATAACAGCAGTAATCGAATCGCCTGGTAATGCCGGCAATGACCCTGAGCGTTGCATTTGGTCCATCACTAGAGCAACAATCGGAAGCTGGAGCTCCTGAGAAAGGAGGCTATATGTTCCACCAAGCTGGCGCTCTAAGTTGTCGCCGATTAAACGAATCTCTGCCGCAGTAACCCGCTCCGCATTACGGATACTCCCCTCAGCTAGGAGGAACGCATTACTCAAACGGTCCGTGATACCCGAAATTGTTTGGTATGCCGCCGCAAAGTCAGAGTTCTTGCCAACTTGCATGACGCTCACATCACTCGCCAATCCTTCCCGCACCGCCATGTTCGGAGCTTCTGACAGAGTCCTAACACGAGTCAAACCCGTTGGGTTAACTAAAAAGAGAACCTTGGCCGCCGCCGCTGAACCATAAACAATAGACTGCTGAAGAGTCTCAAGACTCTGAAGCTCACCTAAATATTCCTCGACATGACTTCTGCCATAGTGCTCGCCGTCCACACGATTAAACCGTAGAGCCAAGTATGGACAACGCTCCTCCGGCATCTCCTGGTATGAATCAGGAACCTCTACCCCACCAACTTCTTGTGATATCGCACACTTCCCTTCTGAAAAGTACACCGATGTGTACAAGTCGAAGATGTCGTCCTCACCAGGTGAAGGTTGAGCAGTCTCTCGAATCTCGTTAGGAAGCTCTTCGCCAGGAACACGACTCTTAATAATTATGCACTTTGGAGAACCATTCGGGGCTCTCTTCACAACGTAAGAATCTAATCGAAAAACCTTCATACCCCCTTCAGGTAAATACTGGATAAGAGTGTTCCCTGTAACGATTAACTGCCGGATTGCGCCGTATAGAGCGGTCCGAAGACTTCGCCGCTCAATCTCAGATAAAATCGTTTGCTCCATGTTGCCAAGAGCAAGGTCTATCTCGGCTTTTGCAGAGTCCAGCTCTGCAATCTCGTTGTACACCTTCGGGTCAACCTTTAAACGGAAGAAAGGACTGTTCGGTGGAAGTAGAGCCAATAACAGAGAACTCGCTAACGAGTTAACTCCTCTGGCCCCCATCCCCTGGAACGGGGCCTCCAGTTCCGTAGAAGAACCGGCACCCTCTCGTGGCAACAAGTGTGGGATAGTTAGGGCGGCGGCTTCGCGCCCCCGCTCAATGTAATGCCAACGGTCAGTCTCTAATTTACTATACAGACTTCCGGCGCTAACGCGGTTAGTAGCCAAGGCCACTGCCATCCCCCCCGCCTGAACCTAGAGTAGAGCTCCTTGGTATCCGAAGACTAAACCCAGAGCGCGGTAGGCTTGCCAACTTCCCCTTCTTCCGTTTAACTCGCTGGACCAACTCCTCCGGCGGCAAAGGCGCTTTGGCAGGAGGGCCTGGAGTTTCAGGTATTTTGGGACTACTAAACAAACACATCTCAACGAATAACGTAAACAGTAACCGTATTCGAGTCTGAACCGCTGATAAGGCGGACCTTCATCGGCATCAGAACGCCTGGGATTATCCCGCACTTGGTAGCACTAGGGTTCTGAGCAAGACCCGTAGCATCAAACTGGCGTTCAAGAGTTTCGTCCGCATTCGGAACTTCCCAGTTACAGGCGGCAGTACAAACGGCATAAACAAGCGACGCTTTATGAGTGCTGATGTAGGGGGTGGTGTCACCAGTGTCTAGCTCGTATGTGAGCATTTCATAAGCCCGATAAATCGGCGCCTGTAACTCGTATTGGTCAGCGCCGGCGGCGCTGACGTCAATGTCATCTGTGCCAAAACTATCGAGCGTTTCCGGTTCCGGGTCGATGGTGGACGTTGTTGGTTGGATTATTGCCATCTATTTTCTCCTTTTCTTACAATACAGCATTAGGCTAAGGGTGCAGGGTGGGTTGGATGCGCTTGGCTCTTGCCCTTGGGTGCCTTGTTGTTCGGTTAATCGGACTCTAAACGCAACGCCAGGGTCTTTAACAAAAAGGGACTGTCCACGATAAGAGGTTACGCCGGAGTTCGCCGAGTAGCTCGTTTCGTTCTGTGCGAACGGAGTGGCGTTTGTTTGTGAGCCTGTATGGGCACGGAAGAAGTGATTGTGAGAGTTAATGCCGTATTGGCCCCGTGCATATTTGCCGAGGGGGTCGAGGGGGTCCGTTACTCCTTTGCCGGATGGGTAGCACCAGTAGCCATTCCCTGCTTCTATAGCCCATGTGCTACAACAAAAGGACTTAGAAAAAACGCTACTGTGGTCGCCGTATGTATTGGAACAGCTCATTCCATTGTGCCCCCAGCCGTCCTTGTTTGTACTGCTGTTGCTGTGACCAAACTTCACTAAGTCACCACTCGTGCCGCCACAGGGCACTCCAGTAGATTGTAGAATAATCCCCCCTCGTTGAGAGGACATCCAACTCGTACCATAATGGTAACTTCCGTAATTGGAAGTGTGGTTAAGGTAGGCCGAAGGCGCTCCGCCCATCATGCCAACAATAGTAATCTTGTTCCCTGTATCAGAAGCTTTTGTAATGGCTACATTCCCCTCTTCTTGCGAATTTGTGCTAGCAAACAGCCATACCCGACCAGTATTGTACTCCCTTGGGCACTCATAAGCCCTAATGTTGCAAGAGCCTTTTTGACTCTCAATTGCTGTTACGAGTTCCGTTCTAACTGCGGCCACAGTTCCCCCAGACGTGTCAACCCATGTGTTGGCGTTTGAGGGGTCAGAGGCGTAAAACTCATAAGTAATGGCAGAGGACGCATTGTCAGTAATCGTAACCGTTGCGCCGTCGGCAGGGACATCACTAAGAATAATGTCACCTTCAGCGTCTGCACGCATGGGGATGGTCGTACTATTTCCAGTGTGCCCTGTCATCCCAGTATATTCGTTCTCCATGTCCTTGTAGGTAGCCGTTTGCCAAATGACGCTTCTGTCATAGATGGTTGCGGGGGAGTTGGAGATGTTGCCCATTACACGAGCGGCATTGTCCTTTTGCCTAAAGTGGTGGGCGTATTTGGTACCGAGAGTCCCTTCAGCGCCAGATGTGCTTGAAGCAGAGTTTGTCCCCGGCGTACGATACCACGCAGTGAACCAATCGTCGTTTGAGCCAGGGGCGGAGGTAAGCCACATGGTGCCGTACTTATACCGCCAGTTCCAGGTGACTGCTTGAATAGACTCGTACTCACTAGCGTCAAACTGCTCAATGCCATACTGCCCGTAGCCCACGTGGCTGTAAAGAAAAATGTCCATGTCTTTGGTGGACCCAATTCTCGTTGGTCTTCCCCTTGGGTTATTGAGTGGTGGGTGATTCCCGTGCTCGTTGTCTCCGTACGTCATTTATTTTCTCTCTCTTTGTAACTGTCTTACTTGTTTGAGGAACTGTATAAGCTCTACCTTCCCCGCGTAGCGATGCGCCTCTTCTAGGGATTCACCAGACCGAATGCACTTTTCAGGAAAACGCTCTTGCAACACTTTTAGCAAGGCTTCTGTAATGTTAGGCCACTCTTCTGGGTCACGCTGTCCAAGACTTTTGTTCACCACCGAAAAACTCTACACATACATAACCCTACCTGGGAGTACATGTTATGGAAATAATCAATCTTCCCGCCAATTTTAAAAACCCCCCCAAACCGAGGCTCAGGAGGGCAAAACAAAAAACAAAAACAAAACTAGAATGGGGCCGCTTCAATCCCGTCCAACGACTGTTGAACATCGGGGGTTTTATCCGCGTCCGCCTTTCTAGTGTAAAGCTTTACATTATCCGCACGAACAACAAGCTTTGACCGCTTCTGGCCGTTCTGGTTCTCCCAACGCTCTTGATTCAATGACCCAGTTACCCCGACCAGGTTTCCCTTATCGGCGTAGTTTGCCAAAAAATCGGCATTGGCCTTAAATGCTGTGCAGTCAATGAAGTGAGCAACATCCTCATACGCATCTCCAACTTTCTGGCGCATGTTGACGGCTACTGTGAAGGAGCAAATTGAGATGGATGGGCCATCCTTGAGCTCCGGCTTTCGGGTCAGATTACCCACGATAGTTACTGTGTTGATTGCCATTAGGCGTCTCCTGTGATGAAACGGCGTCTACCGAACTCGCAAATAAGAGCGGCTTCTGCCAGATTATGTGAAGACTTTTTCTCGAGGGCTTTACTCATCGAGGGAAACAAATTCCTCGCAACCTCAAGACTCGCCGCCTTCTTGTCCGTTTTATTTATATCCACAACCATCTTCTTTTTCCATGTCTGTGGCGCTACAAACTGGACAGGACACTCGAGCATATCCACTACCGCCAATATCCCGCCATACGCCTGGGCGAACGTCCACATCGAGCGCAACCGTTTCTTGTCCCCTGGCATACTATGAACCTTCTCTACCGTAACCTTTAACAACTCGCCTTGTGAAACCATCGCCACCATTGCGTGGAACAACTCCCTTGCAAGCAGTCGGTCACCCTGCCAAGGCATCTTCGCAACTGCACCAATGGGCGTACCGTCAGACGACAAGAAGGCCACACTCCCTGTTTTGCCAGGGTCAATGCCAGCGTAGATTGTTTTCATTTTTTCGTTCGACGGTCAAAGAAGTTATTGGACACCTCGCCTGGGTCAACATAAAGAAGTTCGGCAAGGTCCATAAACACCTCAAGGGATGGCGTGCGCTTGCCCTCAAGATAATCGTTTAGCGACGTGCGGTGGCCTCTGCCAAAAAAGTCCGTTTGCAAAGAGTGCAACGACAAGCCGCTTTCTCGAACGAGTTTGCGTAACTTCGCGTGGGAGAATCGGTATGTTCCACCTCTAGGCTTTCGCATTTTCTGCCACCACATTTACGGGTTTTTTGGCTTTGGCCTTAACTTTAGCCTTAGCCTTTTCTGAAATAATGTCTAGGGGCGGGGTTTCTGTTTGCCCAACGTCATGGGCCTCTTCGAGTGTGATTCCCCCAAATGTTGTTTGCGGGCAATGGAGACGAATGAAGAATGTTGCACTACGCAACCTCAGCATGTGCCGCGCCATCGGCTTATTCTGATACTTGGAATTCCGCGTCCAACCCTCAGCTTTCGCTAAAGCTAGGTCAACCCACGGCCCGTGAATAGTTTCGCCTGTTGCGGAACAAACAGCCTTTACCCGAACTCGGATATTATCCTTCTCCTCCTTTTCCTCGTACAAGAAGGGCCCTTTGAATAGGCCGGACTCCATTGCCCGACCTATCTGGAACTCCGCTTTTATAACTAAACGCCCCATTGCAACCCCAACCCCATTCATCACTTTCCAATAGGGTTCGTTAATGGATTCCGCAAGGTCAAGTAAGACAAAGATGTCGGAGGGTTTCCCTCGTAACTCCTTTGGGATAATGCTCGACGTGGCGATGATTTTGGCAAGTTCTTTTTTTTCGTCTATGTTCATTACAGGCTCAACATTTCTAGTTCGTCTGAGTAGCAGGGCCACAAATCAGTAACGCGACACTCATGGTATCTGTCCAATAAGTCACGAAAAGTTTGGTGTCCGTTCGCCATCGAGGCGACATCGAGCTTATAAACTGCAACACCATATGGGTGCTGACGCTCAACAGCAATAAACACAAATTCATAATCTTCCCCAAGGCCACAGAGGCGACCAACCTCAAGATACATCGCGGCTTGTAGGTAATAAGAAAACTGGCGACAACTTTTCGCAAAGCCCCACTGGCTCGCGTCTTGCGTCGTCTTTAGGTCAACCATCAATCCCATCGGAGTCAACCAGTCAACCCTAGAGCGAACCTTTTCTCCAGTGACCTCGTCAACGGCGAACATTGACACCTCTGCTTTGCCACTCTCGAGGACGGATGAGGCCCAGGGGTGTGCATGGACGGCATCACGGCATCGGCAAGCTAGGTCCATTTCGGGAGTTGTCAAAAGGATTCTGCCTTCCGACTTTGCCTCCTTAACCGCTTCCTTGTATGCCTTTGTGCGTTTGTCCTTAAATTCTCCGACAATGTACTCGAGGTCCAAGAGCTCTGGTTCAAGTACCGCTGTATGTACCAGCGTCCCCATCTTCATGGCCTCTGATTCCTTTCTTGGCGGAGCAGACATGTCAACGAAGGCCGACCAGTAGTGGTATGGACTTCGACGAAAGAGGTCAAGCTGAGATTTTGAGACCCCCTCCGAAGCGTGATAATCGCTGTTTGGGATATCGTCAAAGAGTCCAAGTAGGGGTTTACTGGTGGCCGACATTGGTCTCATTCTCTCAACCCCTTCTGGTCAATGCAAAAACTTTCCTAGCTTTTTTCTCGAGAACTTTTTCTCCAGATTTCTAAGCATTTATTCCCCATCTTCTTCTCCCTCATAAGGCTCAAACTCGGTCTTAATAAGCATTGGGGTGCCCTCACCCATCCATGCCCCCGCAACATTAAAGTCGATGTACTCTTGAGCCTCTTCGAGGTCCATCCCGTCGCGTTCTACCAAAATTTGAACACACCTACCTATGTCGTAAACGGCAAGGGGCTCGTTGTTGAATTGCCACGCATAACCAATATACGCATCTTCAAAACCGTTTGCCAACAAACTCTGGCTGTTCGCCTCCGATAACTCTGCAACACTTAACTCTAGGTTCTTTTTATCCATTGTCCATTTCTCCTTGAGCCCCAATCTCCATTCTGGGTAACTGGCTGTCAAGAACACCCCTAACCCGTAGCATTTTCCTAAGAGATAAGGTCACCTCACGAGCCGCCGAAAAGAACTTCTTTGACCGTCGCCACTTTTTGGCATAGTAATTCGTTGCGGCTTGAGCCGCTTTAAGGTCAACCTCAAGGTGAAACACATATGCTCCATATTTTGCAAGCTCCCTGTCCACCTCTTTCCAGAGAACTAACTCATGGCAAACACTCGAAGGCTTTAACCTTGTTAACAGACTACGAATCTCTTTCGTGTTCCAGTGAACGACAGGTCTTAAGAATTCTGACAACTCAACATCTATTTCTACTTTTGGCATTAAAATTTTTCTCCATGTGTCCAAGTTACCCGCTCAGGTATGAAGCGAGCACAAACAATCCCTGTCTTTCCTTGTCTTGATTTCAAGATATGGACTTCATCAGGGAACCCCTCAAACGCTTCAGGCTCGTAATACTGTGCACGGTACAAGCCCAGCACAATGTCCGCGTCCTGCTCGATTGAACCAGAGTCGCGTAAGTCACTTAGCACAGGGGCTTTATGGTTACGATGCTCAACTCCACGGTTTAATTGCGACAGAGCAACAACAGGAACCTCAAGGTCCTTCGCCAGAACCTTAAGGGTTCGGCTGACGTGAGCCACCTCCTGCTCCCTACTCCGATTTTTCTGAGAGGACGAGGGCTTCACAAGACCAACATGGTCAAGAAGAATCATCCTCAGCTCAGGGTTCCTTTCCTTAAAGGCCGTCGCATCATGCACAATATCTTCAATAGTCCTCCCAGCATTCGTCCGTAAATGTAGCCGCTTGTCCATAGCCTCAGACCTGGCACGACCCTCCTCCTTCAACGAAGCCGCCTCATACTTGCGAGCAAACCGCTCACCAAAATCCTCCGCAGACATCTCCAAGGAATAAACAAGAACATCACCAACCTTTGAAGCATTCTCAGCAAGGTCCATAGCAAAGGCACTCTTACCCATCCCAGGTCGCCCAGCAACGATGATTAGCTGAGAGGGCCTTACGCCGCCTCCTAAGCGGTCATTGAGGTCAAGTAAGTGCGTACCCACAATTTCAGCGTTCGGCTCTCTGAGACGCTCGTAGTAGGCTCTCAGGGCATCCATGAGACTGGACTCCCCCTTCTCCTCCTTTTGGCACAAACTGTGCAACCTCGTCGTCAACTCACCAATGCCCTCAACAAGAGCCGCTGGCTCCATCTCCTGAGCCTTGTCCCAGAAAGTACCCAAAGCCAATAAGCGCGACCTGTGCTGAAGAGACTCCTTGATTATCTCCCAGTAGTTCTGTGCAAATGCCGCCGAGCCCTCCGTCAACATCAAACTCTCAAGATGGTCGTATGTCCACTCCGAACCCTCCGCCGCTACTAAACGTAACGCATGACCCCCTCGACCCTCAGCCTTCATAATTGTCCTAAAAAGAACCCTGTGAGACTCAGTGTCAAAATGAGCCGAATTCAAACCACGAGATAAATACTCGCCAAGTATGGGCGAACCCAATTGACCACCTCGCAAAACACAAGCCAAAAAACCCTTCTCCGCGTCTCTCCTCATTTGTTAGTCCTCCGTATCTCACTCATACGACGAGCAAGTGCCGCTTGTCGTGAACTCTCAAGCTCCGCAGGACTCTTCACCCCGCTCAGTAAACGCTCAAGTGTTATCTTCACACGCTTCCCATAACCAGCCGCTCGCAAACCATCCGATGGCTTCGACCATGTACTCTCCTTGCGTAACTGAACTAAGAACTCTATGTCATGGAGCTTGGCCCGCTGGGCAACATTGCCGTCACGAGAAACCTTGCGGAAAGATGACCAAACCACCGCGTCCTTCGACTGAGTACGCTCCTCCGACCAATGACCCATAGAACTAGATAACCAAGGTGACCAAAGTGACCACTCCTCGTCCGTCATCCAATTGCGCTTCTTACTCATAAAGTTGTCTTTTCTATTGTCTGTTCTTATACAACAGGTCACTGGTGGCACTTTACCTGTGTCACTGGTGGCCTGATACCTCTCTCCCATAGTGTCACTGGTGGCCTTATACAAACTGTAAACAACTGGACCACGAACCAACCGTTTGCCACGTATAAGTAACCCCATCTCAAGCAATATCTTCATGTGACGCTGAACCGTTCGCCTACTCAATCCAGTCAACTCAACAAGACGACCAAGACTAGGCCAAATCTCCGAACCAGGACGACCATGAAGAGCTAAGGATACATATACCGATAACGTCGTCGGCTTACCCGACAATCGCTCTATAACCTCGTTTTGTACCTGTGCGTGAGCCATCATTCTCCGTGACGGAAAACACTACTCAGGTGGGCATGGCAATGTCAAGAAAAAAACCCCCGACAAAAAGTATTTGAAAACCTGATGCCGAGGGTAACACGGAGAACCATGAAATGATTCAACAGGAAGTATACCAAAATTGGTTTTTGGGGCCACTGTATAAAGGGGGTTAATCGTAGGCGTGCGCGGGGCGAAGTCCCCCATAGGGGGTACCTCCTGCCTCAACAGCCCTCCACCAGAAAGAGGAGAGGGAACCTAAGTCCCTGAAGGGAAAGGAGTTAAAAACAATCACCTACTGTCCAGACATACACCATATGTCCTGCCAAACTGGATGATTCTGAAGCCAGGAGGACGGCAGAAAGATTCCCCACTAAGCGTAACTACTTCCCCCACCGTTCGTTATACAATCTAGCTGTGAAAGATGTCGGAGACGAGTATGCCCTTCTTGAAGCCAACACATTGGCCCTTCTGAACAAGATGATTCAGGATGCCTTGGAGAGTGGAGAGAGTCCATCTGCCAGCTTGCTGGGACAGGCTGTGAGTCTATTGAGGGCTGGTCAGGTTCCTGCCAGTTCAACGGCTGGTTCCAGGTCGAAGCAGGATTCGAGTACGGGCTGGTTTGAAGACTTACCAGACGCGGCAAAGAGGAAGTTGGGCAAGCTAGAACTGCCACCGAGGCCTGAGCCTCGTGTAGCAGAATTGGACGACATCGAGCCCGAATAGGCAAGAAAAGCCAAAGAAATTTAAAGTTTTATCTCGTTTGTTTTAAAGGACTTACCACGACTCGTAGGTATCTGACATAAAGTTTCTGTTGCAATCGTCTCCAGATGACATAAGCTTCTTCCTGTCAAGCGGTTCAACTCTGGGCCGCACCAACCCAAACGAAACAATGAAACGCCAACCCGTCAGAATCACAAACGCGCAAATAGCAGAGGCCGTGGCCGATGTTGAGAACGCTTACCCCATCGAGCATATCGTCAGAGCCTATGTGCTTCTCTCGGAGAACGCTGGTCGCGCTTGCGAGTTCGGCAACAGGGAAAGGGGAGGCTCTTGTAAGACAAACCGCATAACCTACGAGCGATGCGGCCGCGTTCTCCTCTTACTTGGAAAGATAAGCGAACGAGAGTTCGACGAACTTTTCGCTGGTGATACGCAGAATATGAACTGAACAAACCGCCGAAAGGCAAAACCCAACCCAAACGAAACAATGACCCAAGCCACCAACCCAAACGCATACCTTCTCATGATGTCTGCCAAGTATGGAGAGCAGTACGGAGTAGGAGAATCCTTGCTACAGCAAATGACCAAATCAGAACTCGACTTTCTGTTTGCTCTCCGCAAGGAGATTGACTGTTGCCCTGAATGCCGAATCTGCCAAGGAGAGACCGTGTACATCGGCACCCTATGTTCCTCCTTCATCTACCGTTGCCGCCATTGTGGAATCGAAACCTTCAAAAGGCTTGAGATGCCGAATGAAGAACCAGAATGCCCACAATGCGATGGCGCAGACAATCAGCCAGACCCCGAAGGAAACTACGAGTTGGAATGCGGAGCGTGTGGCTGGAAATTCAACAACCCAAACGAAACCCAAAGCACCTCAACCCCGGAGAAAAACTAATGCGTTGGAATCTCAATGACGGCGGCAAGCCTGACTCTGTGTTAGGGCAAGGGGACTGTGTGGTGCGAGCAATCGCCATCGCCGGAAACCTCCCCTACAAAGATGTGGCAGATGCCCTACGCCCACGATGTAAGACCTACAACGACAAAGGCTACAAAGCCGCATCGAAGTCTGGAGTTACCATAGGTATCAACAAGCGTGTGTATCACGAGTGGCTTCTTGCTAATGGATGGACTTGGACTCCGACCATGTTTATTGGGCAAGGGTGCAAGGTTCACCTGCGGAAGAACGAACTTCCCTCAGGTCGGCTCATTGCCAGCCTCTCCAAGCACCTGTGCGCTGTCGTGGATGGAGTCATCCAAGACACCTATGACCCTAGCCGTGAGGAAACTCGTTGCGTCTATGGTTATTACCAACCCCCAACCCCGGAGAAAAACTAATGACAAACAAAAACGAAATCACTACCCCAGCCGTTTACGAGATAAGCAAAGAGCAGTTGGAAGCTGTCCGCAATGCTTTGTGGAAACTAGGCTCCTACGCCATAAGAGAGTCGCTTGAGACTCCGCTAGAACTCGACATGGACAGGCTCGAAAGATACGCAGAGGAAATCACCGCGTTGCGGCTTGAGCTCCCTTTCCCGAAAACCCAAAACTAAGGAGAATCAAAATGAAACCCACAAAAGCAAACCTGATGCGCCTTGCTGAGAGGCTTGGTGCATCGGTGGAAATCGAAGGAACGGGCGAAGACCAAGAGGTCACGGTGATAGCCCCGAAGGGGCATCACTTCGCTCTTCACGGTATCCACGAATCCTGCGCCGGGTGTGACGGACTCACGGCGGCTGAACGCTACGGCGATGCCCTCTCTGCCCTGATTGACGAGGACTGTGACCGTCCCATCTTCGTCCTGTGTTCACCACAAACGCCTTGCGATGACTGGGACGATGAGCATGGTTGCCCGTGGTGGGATAACCAAACCCAAACCCTTAACCCAAAACTAAAATCATGACCCAAGACAAACTAAACAAACTCATCTGCGACATGCTCACAGAACCTACTGGAATAGCCCTGTGCGACTCCGGCGGCTCAAGGGGGCGTATGTGGCAAAGGAATCAGGGCTTGACCGTGGAAGCCCTGGAAGACCGCGATGAAGCTACCCTGGAAATCTCACACTCGGAGAAGTTCGGCTGGGACTTTGAAGTCACAATCGACCTTTACCACTTCCTGAAGGAAAGGCTATGGCTGGACGACTTCTGCGAGGAGTTCAACGAGCTACCCGTGGAAGACTGGGAAGGTGACGGGTACGGGCTTTCTAAGGCTGGCCAGGAGTGGCTAGACGCACGAGACTTCGAGCTACTGGAAAGTCACAATACATACAACTGGGAATCTAACCTTTCACAGGTCATTCAATTCACGGAAGTCAAGAACATGGAAACTGACGAGGAGTACATCCTTTTGCAGGTACACGGGGGAGCCGATGTGCGGGGAGGATACACCGATGCAAAGCTGTTCCTA